GCACAGCTCGAAACCGCCCGAGGTACGTGACCACATTCTGGACATCGTGTCTGACCACGAGACCCGCATCGAGCTCTTCGCCCGTGAGTCGGTTGAGGGCTAGGACGTAACGGGCCTGGATCTTGATGGTGTGGACATCCGTGACTTCCTGCCTGCTTTGTCGGAGGCTGAGCTATGAGGCAGCTGGCAGGACCGATGACTGTCATTGCCGGGGCCGCGATTCTCGGTAGCATCGTGGGTGTGTTGTTGTTTCTGCTCTTAGCATAAGGAGACGAACCGATGAGACTTCTGCTCGCTCTGCTGCTCACCACGCCGCTTTTCTCGCAGCCCCCGGATCTGGATGGAGTAGCCGTTGGCGTTACAATCGTCCTGCCGGTGCCTATCGTAGGCATCGTGTTCTACGGACCGGCAGATCCACAACCAGACCTCAGCGCAGGATACACCATGACCGACGAGCAGCCCCAAGACGACCCCCCGTTGGTCCCCTCCATCCTGGAAGAGACCCCGCTGCCCGAGATCATGGCCGAGCTGGAGAAGCGTTTCCCGATGGGGTTCGTGTTCCAAGGCGCCAAGGAGGACCACGTTTATCAGCACTGCCACGGCGTCCAGCCGATGATCGTGGGGCTGCTTCAGCTTGCGCTCAACCGAGAGTCACCACCGCAGATCATGATCCACGAGGATGACCTGATCGACCAAGAGGAGGACGACGATGACGAACAACGGACATGACAACGAGCTGGACAAGCTCCTAGAGTCCGTGATCAGCGACGAGGAGCTAGAGAAGCTCGCCGAAGAAGCCCTGGCCCGCCACGGCGGTGACCCGCTCGCTGCGATCCGCGAGGAGATGGGCACCGAGGCCTTCGAGGGTCTCATGGACATCCTGCCGAATAACGAGCCGGTGAAGCTGCAGATGCAGCTCCTGCAGTCCATGTCGCAGGCACTAGGTAAGGCAGCCGCTGCCATCGCTCAGCTCGAAAAGATCGTGCAGTCTCACGAGGCACGGATTCAAGGGCTCGAGGCTCTGCTGATCGTCCCCAAGGACGTGCCGAAGGACGAAGCACTAGGGGGCCAGCAGCTGTGAACGGAAACAGGGCCAAGGCCGTGCGACAGCAGCTACGCGCGGCCGGCGAGACTGCGTCCCGCAAGGAGTGGAGAGAGCTCAAGCGCCGATATGACAAGCTACCCCTCGGCACGGCTCGTGCAGGGTGGTGCCCTGTTGATGCGCTTCGGCAGATTCGAGATGACCGGCGTGCGGCCCTGACCCGTGCGTCGGTGGCCAAGGCTCGAGAGCTGCGGCGCTCGAATCCTGCCCTGTTCCACAAGCTGCTGCGTCAGGCCAAAGGAGGAGACCAATGACAGCGATAGAACTGGTATGGGTCGGCGGCTGGGTCGTCAGTCTGTCAGTCGTGATCGGATTGGCATGGAGGGCTTGGCGATGAGGCAGTTCATTCGGCTCTGCATGAAGGACGGTAAGTGGACGCTGATCGATCCGTCCACGATTTGTGCCATCGTGTCTCAGCAGATAGGAGACGCCGGGCCTGGTGCTCATGCTGAAGGACGAAATCAAGTTCATGTACGTTGCGGTGATGGAGAGGGCTGAAGGTGGGAGCGAATCGGAGGAATGAGTGGCGAGGGCCGGCGCACTTGAAGCCGAGAGGACCAGGCAAGGGGAGTTGCCAGCGTCCGATCGACAAAGCGCGCTTTGAAGAAGGATGGGACCGGATCTTCGGCGGGGAGAAGTGCACCATGTGCAGCGGCAGCGGGGAGGTTGCCGAGTTCGCATACCAAGGTGCCGAGCCGAAGTCGGTGACGTGTCCGGACTGTAAGGGAAAAGGGAAGGTACCAGCGACAGGGGATGCTCACTCTTGATCGTGTGAGCTGGGAGGAGAACGCCGAGGGGCAGCTTGCGGCGTTCGCCGAGGTGGATGGGAAGAAGCAGGAGCTGGTCTGGGTGCCACAGCCTGGCAGCCAGGAAGTCTTCCTGGACATCCCGCCTGACATCTTCGAGGCCCTTTACGAGGGCACCCGGGGTCCCGGCAAAACTGATGCTCTGCTCATGGACTATGGCCGCGAAGTCGGTCAGGGCTGGGGGTCTGACTGGCGCGGGATCATCTTCCGTGAAGAGCATACCCAGCTAGAAGACATCATCGGCAAGGCCAAGAAGTGGTTTCCGCAGCTCTGGCCTGCATCCACCTTCAATGAAGGCAAGTCGGTGTGGTGTTGGCCCACCGGCGAGCGCCTCTACTTCCGCCACGTCCGGCGACTCTCCGATTACTGGAAGTACCATGGCCACGCCTACCCGTTCGTCGGGTGGGAAGAGCTCACCAACTGGCCGGACGACAAGCTGTACCGGCGCATGATGTCCATCTGCCGATCGACCCGCAAGGGGATCCCCCGCAAGTACCGCGCCACGTGCAACCCCGCCGGCGTTGGGCACAACTGGGTCAAGTCTCGTTTCAAGCTGCCCGTTCTCGGCCGGAAGATCATGGGAGAGATCATCACCGAGCGGCACACCGTGAAGGTGCGCGGCGTCGAACGTACCGAGGTGATGAAGCGAGTGGCTGTGCACGGGGACGTGCGCGAGAACCGCATCCTTCTCCACGCCCAACCCACCTACCTGGCCGAGCTCGCTGAGTCCGCCTCGAGCGAAGCGGAGCGGGAAGCCTGGCTGGAGGGCAGCTGGAACATCGTGGCCGGTGGCATGTTTGACGACCTGTGGAACGACGAGTACCACGTGGTGCCGAATCTCCCATTCACCCACATCCCGAAGCGCTGGAGGATCAACCGATCGTACGACCACGGCCAGTCGAAACCCTTCTCCGTGGGCTGGTGGGCCGAATCGAACGGGGAACCCATGTTGGTGGACGGCAAGCTGATCGGCCAGATGCCGGGCGACATCATCCGGATCGGGGAGTGGTACGGGTGGAACGGCAAGGAGAACGAGGGGCTTAGGATGCTGTCGAAGGACATCGCAGCCGGTATCCTTCAACGAGAGGAAGACTGGGGCATCTTGGGTCGGGTGAGGCCGGGACCAGCGGACGCCAAGGCGTTCGACCCCAACGATGCCTCCCGATCTGTGGCCGGCGAATTCAAGAAGGCCGGCGTGCTCTGGACCGAAGCAAACAAAGGGCCGGACAGTCGGGTGCAGGGTTGGCAGCTGGTTCGGAAGTACCTGAAGGGCGCAGTGCCTGACCCCGAGGGCTACCGAGAGATGCCCGGGATCTTCTTCTGTGAGCGGTGCGACCAGGCGCGGCGCATGGTCCCGTCCGCAGTGAGGAATGAGAAGAAGCTGGACGACGTGGACACGGAATCCGAGGACCACCTGTTGGATGACATTCGGTACCGTGTTCGTGAAAAAGTCCAGAAGGCTAAAAGCAGGAGTTTCTGATGCCGGATCTCGACAAGGCAGCCAAGGATCCTTCAACCCCTTCGGCCGCGTATGCTGCAATGCTCCCCGTCTGGACCAAGGTGTCAACGCTCCTCTCAGGTACCGAGGCCATGCGTTCCGCTGGCACGAAGTATCTACCCCAGCATGAGAACGAAACGTCCGCGAGCTACGAGGACCGCCTTGCGTCGAACGTTCTGCTGAACCGCACCGAGCAGACGCTGGACAGCTGGGTAGGTCGGCCGTTCTCCGATCCCGTTCAGGTCAACGAGGAGCTGAGCGAGGAGATGCAAGAGTGGCTGAAGAACGTAGACTTGCAGGGCAATGAGCTGCACGTGTTCGCGCGCCAGTGGTTCGAGACCGGACTGTCCCATGCGTTCTCTCATGTCCTGGTGGACTTCCCTACGGTCGACCGCTCCCCTGGGCGATCCCTCGCCGATGACGTGGCGGAAGGCGTGCGGCCGTACTTCGTTGAAGTACTGCCCGAGAATCTCATCTTTGCGGACTCCACGGTTGTCGATGGTCGCGAGATCCTGACGCACCTTCGCATCATGGAGGAGAGTACCGTGCGGGTTGGCTTCGCTCAAGTGGTGGAGCGCCGCATCCGTGTGTTCGATCGGATCCTGCCCATGGACATGGGGCCGGAGCAGCTGGTGCAATTCTTCCCGGTCGAATCGCAGGACCCGGAAATCATGATGGATCTGCTTGAGCGGAATGAGCCGGCAGTGTTCGTCAGCGTCTGGAAGTTCAACCCGCAGGCCAAGGGTGAAATAGAGTGGGATCTGGAGCAGCCTCCTCGTCGTATCGAGATTGACGAGATCCCGCTGGTGACGTTCTACGCTGACCGCCAAGGCCTCATGCTTGGTAAGCCGCCGATCGAGGATCTGTCGGACCTGAACATCCGATGGTGGCAGAGTAACGCAGACCAGATCAACGTCTTGACCGTGGCGCGGTTCCCGATTCTTTCCGGTACCGGAGTGGACGAAGAGCAGGGTGACGTCCTCGAAGTGGGACCGAAGCGTATGCTGACAGCCACGAACGAAAAGGCCAAGTTCGGATACGTCGAGCACACTGGGGCTGCCATCGAAGCAGGACGCCAGGACTTGTCCGACCTGGACGAGGCCATGTGCGACTACGGAGCCGAGTTCTTGAAGGAGCGCCCCAACTCGCCCACCGCCACCGCTCGGGCTTTGGATTCCGCCGAAGCGACGAGCCCGCTGCAGGACGCGGCGATCCGCTTCAATGACGCCTTGCAGAAGGCGCTCGAACTGATGGGCCGCTGGTCCAGCCAAGAAGTGGTTGAGGCGGCAGCCTCTGTGCCTACCGAGTTCGGTCCCGAGAAGATTGTACCGGGTGACGTGCAGATGGTTCAGTTCGCGCGAGACCGAGGGGACCTCAGCCGAGAGATGTTCCTGAAGGAAATGCAGCGGCGCGCTGCGCTCTCCGACGAGTTCGACATGGAAGAGAACGCGCGCCAGCTTGAGCGTGAGCGCACGGAGTTCGATGGGGAACCCACGGACAACGAGGACATCGACCCGTTCCAGGCGGACGAGGACGAGGACGAGCCAGACAATAGCTAGGGGGATCCATGGAGGGGGCTTTTTCGTGGATCCAACAGCTGTGGGAGTTCATCGTTTCGTGCATCCCGCACCTTGAGTTGCAGCCACCTGACAAGCTAGGGCTGAAGATTCGCCGGCGCGGTCGGGTGACCCAGATCCGCACCGGTCGGTACTGGTACGTGCCGCTGCTGACCGAGGTGCGTGAAATCAAGTGCAGCCGCCGAACCCACGATTTGACCCCCGTGGTACTCACTACCGAGGATCAGAAGGAGGTGGCCGTTTCCGCCATCGTGGTGTATCGGATCGTCGATGCAGAGAAAGCCTTGATTGACACAGACGACGTAACCGACGCCATCTCGGACATGGCCTACGAGGCTCTCGGCGCAGAAGTGGTCAAAAGATCATATTCGCAGCTGTTGGAATCGTTTGGAGACGGTACCCTGGCACATGAGCTTGGGAAACGTACTCGAGCTCACCTGAAGGCGTGCGGGGTGCACGTTGAGAAGGCTTTCCTGGCAGAGCTTTCGACGAAATTCCACAGAGTGATCGGTGACCAACAGGGGGTCATTGTAGGAGAGGCGGAGGAAGAGTGACGCAGGAAAGTGTGAACAAGCAGTGGCTGGAGTCCGAGCTGGAGCACATTCGGCAGGACATCGTGGAGCTGCGTCAAGAGCTGCGCTTGAAGTACGACGCCCGCCTGCAGGGTTTGGACGAGCGGATCCGGGACGTGGAAACCCGGGTGGCCGAAAACCGAGTCCGAATCATGGTATTCTCGGCAGTGTTCGCGGTGATCGGAAGCATCGTCGCCTCGGTGATCACCGCCGCAATTACGATGGGAATGAAGGGCTCATGACCCGTGGACTACGGCATGCATCGAAAAGACGGGCCGAAGCCCAAGTGGCGTTGCCCCGTCGAGGACCCGCCGGAGGAGAACCGCGTGGTGGAGGTGATCGGAGCTCGGGGCACGGTGCTGCCTGCGCTCTATGACGGAGGATCGTTCTTCCTCTGTGAGCACACCAAGAAGACGCACCGCTTGCCGCGCGTGATGGGTTGGAGGCCCAGTCAGGATGACCGTATTCCGTGAAGCCTGGTGCTATGAATGTGACGTGGCGCTAGAGTACAACCACGAGACCACCCGCTGGCACTGTCCTGAGTGCAAGCAGTTTGGCTTGAGCATCGAAGAGCAAGACGCCACTGTGCAAGGCGGGGTGAGCGTGGACGACTTCCCCGAGCTGGCAGAGGACCCCGATGCCGACGGCCAATGAGCTCTACTTCGATGCTGCGATCCGACACCAGATCGGCATTCGTCGCTTCTCGAGCGGAGAGGCAAAGAAGGTTCTGGAGCTGCTCGAAGAAGCAGACCGGGAGCTGGTAGTAGAGCTCCGCAAGCGCCTCCGACGCTTGGGCAACGTGCGCAACTTCACGTCTCTCCGACTTCGAAGCCTGCTCAAGGACATGCGCATCTTGCGCCGCGAGATCCTGCAGCGCGTAGCGCGCGAGGTGGGATCAGACATGCTCGAACTGGCTCCGCTGGAAGCCGCCTTTGAAGATCGAATCATCAAGGCCGCCATTCCGTTCAACTTCGAACTGGCTGCTGTGTCCGCCACGCAGCTCCGCGCGATTGTCACGCAGAAGCCGTTCCAAGG